GGCGCAAGCACGGCGCTTTCAGGCGCAATGGCATTGACCACCAATGGTGGTGCTGCGCCAAGCGGTACAGGTCAATCTCCTTCAGGTCATATTGGTTTGGTTGAAACTGCGCCGGGTGAAGCGTTAGTGCTGAATCTGTCCGCAGCGATTCAAGTTTCAGGGCATTTGGCTTACCAGTTGATCTGATATGGCGCTGCCAACAGCCAAATCTTTTTTTGGATTTCTGAAAGCCATCTTCACGGGGTATGTCCGTGGGGATGGCAATTTTCTTATTTCAGCCGGTAAAGCACTTCAGCGACTTGGCCAACGGATGATTCGTTTGAGCCAGCCGGGAAAAGCTGGCTTTCAGCCCAAAGCACCAACGGTTACTCCTTATCAACCTCCCAAACAAGCAACTGGGAAACCGATTCCTCCAGCTGCCCCATCTTTGCTTCCCGGGGTATTTCCAAAAAGAGTATCTGGTATTGGGCCTCAAGACAAATTTATTTATACCGATGGAATTGATGTTGCGGTCAGTTCCAGTTGGATCGCTGCAGTAAATTTTCGTCCCTTAGGTGGCCGTGCCCAAATTGTTCATCAAACATTTGGAAGAAGCAGATTAGGGTCAAGCGTTGGTCAAAGAGATTACCTTTTTCAAAAAGGCGATCTTACTATGGTCGGAAAAGGAGCTAGCCGTAATAACCCAAGCGGTCGTTACACTTACCCAAATGTTCCACGAAAAGTGATGAATGATATGTTGTCTGCTCCATCTAAAGGCAGATTCTACTGGTGGGGATACGGTGGAAGTAAAGCGTTGCGTTCTTATAGCAATCGTGCGAAAATTGGAAAACGAATGAGGGCAACGGGTCGTTACCTGACACGCAATCCAAGAAGTCCACATCATATTAGCCGTAGCCGAGCCAAGAGGTCGCATTGATGTCTGAACAGCAACCTGCAAATATGCCGTATCATGCCAACCCGGATGTTGGAACAACCGATTGGTTGAACGAAGCGCATTGCGCTTATTTTGCTGGCAACTATGAACGGGCCAATGTCGCAGCGATTTTGTTTCATGCGGAATCGGTGGACGCTTTGCGCTTGTTGATAATTGAAGGCGCATTGGCAAATACCGATCAACCGCAAAATGTCAGGCCATTGACGGACGATGTCGTGAAAGGAGGTTGATGTGGGAATTTACATCAGCGATACTTTGATGCGTCGATATTTGAACAATTCAATGGCACGGCTTAACGAAATTGTTGAACATGGCGATGTGGATCAACAGTTGAACGCATCTACTCAATTGGCCAATATTATTCTGAATATCACTCGTCTTGAGCAAGACGAAGAAAATGATGATCGAGAATATTGGCAAAAATTTGATGAAATGGAAGACGAGGAAAACGAATGAAGATTCGTGACCGAATCAAGGAATTCAAACGGGTCAAAGCGAGCGAGATTCTTCCCAACCCTAAAAACTGGAGAACGCATCCCAAAGCACAAAAAGATGCTTTGAAGGGATTGTTGGCTGAGATTGGATTTGCCGGGGCTGTTCTTGCTCGTGAGACCCCTCAAGGCTTGATGCTGATAGACGGTCACCTACGAACTGAAACGATGGTGGATGCCGAGATTCCCGTCCTCATTCTGGATGTAGATGAGGCAGAATCAAACAAGATTTTAGCCACATTTGATCCGATCAGCGCAATGGCTGAATCGGATGCTGCTGCATTGGACACGCTTCTTCGGGATGTTCAAACATCCAATGAGGCTGTCGCTAATATGCTGACGCAAATCGCAGAGGACGCTGGCATACTCGATGGAAAATCAGACGAGGAAATGTATTCAAGAAAAATTGAAGCGCCGATCTATGAACCAAAAAACGAAAAGCCAGCCATATCTCTTTTAGTAGACAAGACGAAAACTAACGAGCTTGTTGCAAGTATTGAGTTTTCAGATGCTCCTCAAGAGATCAAAGATTTTCTAAAATTAGCAGCTCAAAGGCATTTGGTTTTTGATTATGAAATGATCGCAGATTTCTATGCTCATTCGAGTGCAGATGTGAAGAAGCTGATGGAGGATTCTGCACTCGTCATCATCGACATGAACAAAGCGATCGAAAACGGATATGTCAAATTGAGCAAGGAGTTTTCAGAGTATTATGCCGAAGAAAACGAAAGATGAGCAGGACCGTTTCGCCGTATTTATTTTGACTCACGGTAGGCCAGACAGGGTCTACACAGAGACTACCCTTCGTCAGGCAGGGTATACCGGCGACATTTACTATATTGTTGACAATGAAGACAAGACTGTAGGCGAATACAAGACAAAGTATGGCGAATTCGTCATCGTTTTTGATAAGAAATGGTTTGCTGATCAGACAGACGAGATGGACAACTTCGACGATCGTCGAACCACGACTCACGCAAGAAACGCAATATTCAAAATTGCAGCCGACCTTGGAATCAAATATTTCGTTCAACTGGACGATGACTACACGGCATTTCAATTCAGGACAGATTCGAGGGGCCAATACCCAAAAAATGTGTTTACGGTCAAATCGACCTTAGACAAAATATTCAATTCCATGCTGGAGTACTTCAAGTCCACCAATGCAAAATCAATCGCCTTTTCTCAGGGTGGAGATTTCATCGGTGGAGCGGACGGGGATTTTGCAACTGTTGCAACCCTGAAACGCAAATGCATGAATTCGTTCTTTTGCTCGACTGATCGCCCGTTCAAATTCATAGGCAGGCAGAACGAGGATGTGAACACCTATGTTATTGGTGGCCATCGGGGTGATTTGTTTTTGACTGTCCCGCTGGTTTCCCTGACACAAAAGGCAACCCAGTCTAATGAAGGGGCAATCACGGACGCATACAAACAATATGGAACCTATGTCAAATCGTTCTACACAGTAATGCTTGCGCCGGGGTGCGCCAAGGTATCTATGATGCACACAACCCACAAACGCATTCACCACACGATTAATTGGAAAGCAACCGCCCCGATGATTCTCAGGGAATCTCACGCAAGTTGGACTAAGTAGGTCTTTAATTTATTAAAAAAGCAAAAAAAGTGGACATTGGGGTTTACTCTGGTAAATCCCGTGTTAATATGAATATGTAACCAATGAAGGTTACATCAAACAAAGGACGCAGAACAATGAGCAGCTCAGTCAACAACATGACCTTTGGAATTGAAATCGAGTGCTACATTCCTGAACAAGCCCTTCATAATGCCGGGGTCCGCATCGGCGGGTATCACAATGGCCTTCAGGTCAACTGCCTGCCTCAAGGCTGGAACGCTCAACGGGATTCTTCAATCCGTGCTCCTCTTGGCAAACAAGGAATCGAGATTGTCAGCCCGATCTTGATGGGCGCTGACGGTATCCGTCAGGTCGAATTTGTTCTACAATGGCTCAGGGATATGGGCGCTGGTTGCAACGAATCTTGTGGAATCCATGTCCATGTTGGTTCTAATGAGGAAACGGCCAAGAAACTGGTTGGTCTAGTCGCCCAGCACGAAAAGGCCCTATTCGCTGTCAGCGGTCGCAAGGGCAAGACTCGTGCAAACAACCATTATTGCCGTGGTATCCAAAATGACTCAAATATCAAAGCTGCTTATGAGAATGGCCGACAGATTCAGGCAGCTGCACAAACCCGCTACCAGCTGCTCAACCTGACCAACCTGACCAGCGGTCGCCGTCCTGCGGTTGAGTTTCGGGCATTCGCTGCAACTTTCCGCACCGAAGTGGTTCTGGGTTATATCCGGGTCAGCATCGGCCTTGTTCAAGTTGCCCAAACGCTCAAGAAATCAGTCAAGTTCACCAGCGGTTGGCACACCCCGGCATCTTCCGGCCATGAGCATATCCGCTGCTTGATGCAGCGCCTGTGCTGGGGCTGGTCTAACAGCAAGTCAACCAAGCGAATCAAGAACGGCGCAGATTTCGGATGGATTCCTTCCTCAACCCAGACTGACCCCAAGGTTGCTCGCAAGGCAATGCTAGAAACAGCCAAGGAATTCGATCTGGAAATGGCAGCTGTCTGATTTTGGTTCTTTCGGGGGAGCGTGTTGCTCCCCCATTTCTGAAGGTCGCAGTTTGGAGAATTTCATATGTGCGGAGTTTTTGGTTTTGTTTCTTCTCCTGAAAATCGGTTCGGCCCTAATGTTGATGCGATCTGCCAAATCGCACAACATAACGATGCAAGGCGTGGAGGTCATGCTTGGGGTGTATCTTGGATTGATTCACAAAACCGCCTTAGATCACATAAACAAGCTGGAAGAATCGATCCGCTGGCGCTTGCCCATATGGTTGAGGACGCTGTCGCCTTAATCGGTCATTTACGCTTTACGACTCAGGGCAGCGAACTGATAAACGCCAACAATCATCCGCACCCATGCGATGGCGGGTGGATGGTTCACAACGGAGTGCTGCCGGAATATTCGGAAATTCGTGATTCGTTTTTTACCGAACCGCTTTCTGAATGCGATTCCGAAATGCTGGCAATTGCGTGGACGGATGCCCCATCCGACAACGCAACCAAGCGGGCTGAATGGATGCTCAAAACCTGCCAACCCAACCGATATTTCCCGTTGGCTGTTTTGGGTCTTTGGAAGGATCGACTCGTTGCGATCCGTCAGGGCAACCCGCTGTGTGTCTACAATAATGCGGATGGGTATTATCTCAGTTCTCTGCCCGTTCCCGGCATCAAGGGTATCGGTGAATCCAAATCCATTTCCGATGAATCGGTCACGGTTTGGAACAAAGGCAAGAACGGTTGGAAGCGATCGTTCAGCAAGATGGAAAAGCGGACGGATGTCACTCGACCGGTTCAGCGTCAAATGTTTCAACCGTCCAAGTCTTTGCCGTGGTAAAAATTTGCCCGTCAAATTCCCAAAGTTCGGTGCAGGTTGAGCATTGCAGCACCAGATAGAATTTGCCAGATTTAGTTTCAATATCCCCGGACTCAACCCCGGGGCTTCCGCATTTATCACAAATGGAGGTTGTCATGCCGTCGATTCCCAATCCTGTTCTTGAGCCATTGCCAGCCAGCGAAGTTAGACGCATTCGTGCCAAACTGGGTTTGTCCCAGCGTGACATGGCTAGACATTTAGGTTATCCTACTGGGCATATGATTTCCCATTGGGAATCGGGCAGAAAACCATGTGGTGGCGCATCTGCTCAAATTTTGCGTTTATACGACAGATCTAATGGCCGTGCGATGGAATGGGCGTTCATACCGGAATAACGCAGCACGGGCCAAATAACACACAGGAAAAGGGGGGAATGAATGAATGGAGTAAAGGCAAATGCGGATCGAATCGCACAAGCCCTGAAAGCCAGCATGGGCAACATTTCTTTGACTGCTCGATCCTTGAAATGTGAACGGGGCTGGCTGTCCAAGAAAATTCATAAGACCCCGATGCTCAAAGCCATTTTGGATGACCAGCGAGAAGGCAGCATCGACAATGCCGAATCCGCATTGAATCGGGCAGTTGTTCAAGGTGAGGGCTGGGCTGTTTGTTTTTTGCTGAAAACCATTGGCCGATCCCGTGGCTATTCTGAACGCTGGGAAATGGAGGAATTGAGGAAAGAGTTGGAGGCTTTCAAAAATGAATTGTATGGAAGAATTGATCGAACTAAGAAATCTAAAGGCAAGATACTACCAAGCGGAAAATCAAACTCCTGACTGCCCGGTTGAATATGCCGAAGCCCGTGGATGGTTGCTGACGGATCAGCAAAAGCAAATTCTTCGGGCTTTGGTCACGCCACCTTACTCTGTATTGGTTCGTGCTGCCCACAATGTGGGGAAAACATTCATCACCGCTGTCGCTTGCAGCTGGTTTTATGACCGTTTTGACCCATCCATTTGCCTTGCGACTGCACCTGTAGCTCGTCAGGTGAAAGACCTTTTGTTTCGTGAATTGAGGCGAATCAAGCACGACGATCCAAATTTCCTTCCAAAGGCGACACGGCTGGAATCTTCACCAGACCATTGGGTGCATGGTTTCACCGCATCCAAAGGCGATGCGTTCCAAGGAGCGCATATGCCTAACATCATGATTGTGTTCGATGAAGCTGCCGGTGTGGATGTTTCGTTTTGGGATCGTGCTGAAACGATGGTTGAACTTGGAAGGCCGGGGCATTATTTTCTGGCGATTTACAACCCATATGACCAATCGTGTCCAGCGTATCTTGCGGAGCAATCGGGCAAGCACACAGTCATTGAAATGAGCGCATTGGAACATCCCAATGTGAAGCGTGGCGAAGAAATCATTCCCGGCGCAATCACACGGGCGACAGTATCGGCCAGAGTGTACAACGAATGCCGACGAATTGAAGCGGATGAGCAATTGCCACCCACCGCATTTCTTTGGGAAGGAAAATACTACGAAGCGGAGTCACCGCTGTTTGAAACTCAGATTCTGGGGCGTTGGCCATCCCGCTCCGTTGCTTCGGTTTGGTCAGATCGTGCGCTTGAATTTGTTCAACAACCGATACCATTGAACCCGGATTGGCTTGTTCAAATTGGGTGCGACCCAGCAAGGTTTGGCGATGATCGCACAGCGATTGCGGTACGCAAAGGAATGTGCGTTATTCACATGGAATCGCATCGTGGGTGGAGCTTGAATCAAACCGCTGATCGGCTCAAAGAATTGTGCATCCAGTATCAAACCAAAGGACAATCAGCCAAACAGATTCCTGTGCTGATCGACGCTGCTGGCCTTGGTGCTGGATTGGTGGATATGCGAGGGAAAGCGACAGACCGTTACAATTTTGTGGAAATCAATTCCGCATTCAAATCCCGTTGGGAAGGCGATTTCCCTAACCTTCGTTCTGAACTTTGGTTTGCATCCGCTGATTTGGCAGACGCTGAAAGCTTGTCAATCGCCATGCTTCCAGACGAAATTAAGCAGGCGCTTTTGTTGGAATTAAGGCAACCCATCTTTACATTGGATACGCTACAAAGGCGTATGGTGGAAGCGAAAGCGATGACCAAACGAAGGTTAAAAGCCAGCCCCGATCTGGCTGATGCGTTTAATCTGGCTTGTTTACTGCGAAACAATGAAGGATGGACTGAACAGGTCACCGGGCGCATTTAGTCATTTATTTAAGTATGGGGGACATTATGAACGGCAAAAGCGCATCCGGCCCAAAAAAAGTTCATGAGGCGATGGACTTGTATGCGTCCTTGCCTTATTTCCCGTACTTAGATTCCCGGGATTTATTTGCCGAAGCTGGCCCATACGGCTTCATGGATGGCGTTCCCCAGCAATATTTGACCCGCCGGGATAACCGGATGGCGGGTGAACTGTTGCCGTTGTACATCAACTGGTGGCAACTCAAAATCATTCGGGATCGTTCCCGGCAAATCTGTCGCAACAATGAATTTGCCATCGCTGCGATCAATGCACATCGGAATTATGTAGTTGGAACTGGGTTTCAATATTCGGTTCAAGCACGGGTTGACTCAGCGAATAGCGAGTTGATTTCCCGTACTCAGGATTTGGTTGATTTGTTCATTGAACACAATCGAATGCCTGAGTTGGAAAGCGAAGTCATTTACAGGCTTCATTCCGATGGCGAATGCTTTTTGCGTTCGTTCAAAGGCGAGGACGGGCTGCTCCGCATTCGGTTCATCGAGCCTGAACTGGTTCGCCCTCCAGCGGATGACACAACGCCAGCAAGCTCATTTGGAATCAAGTGTGCTGACGAAGACATCCACCATGTCGTTGGCTATTGGGTGATTGAAAAGCCGTGGGAAAATTTGACCCCAACGCTTGTTCCAGCCGATCAAATTCTTCATTTGAAGATCAATTCAGAATCGAACAGCAAGCGTGGTTTGCCCACCGTTTACGCTGTTGAATCAAACCTTCGGGCTGCTGAGGATGTGTTGCAGTCGATGATTGCCGTTGCGAAAGCACGAAGCAAAATTGCGGTGATCAGAAAGGTGAACGATTCACCGCCCGAAGCGATCAGCGCATTGACTCAAACGGCTGCTGATTACACGGTGACTGACCCCGTGCAGAATCGAGCAACAACCATTAACCACATGGGATATGGTTCTATTCTGACCAGCACCGGAAATGTCGAATACGATTTCCCAGCCATGAATATCGGCGCTGCCGATTTGGTGGAAACGCTTTCGGCTAACCTTCGGGCCATTGCTGCCCGGTTTGGTATTACCGAGACGATGATGTCAACCGATGCTTCAAACAACAACTACGCATCTGCGCTTGTAGCTGAAGCTCCAGCGGTCAAAACTTTTGAGCGTATGCAACGCTTGATCGGTCAATCGGTTGGCGAACGGCGCACCCGTCCTGAGCGTTCGTTGATTTGGCAGCAAATTTCCCATGCTGTGAATATCGGTATGCTGCCCCGTGATGTTTTGGATCAAGTGATCATTCGGGCCAAAGGCCCACAATTGATCGCACGGGATTATGATCGAGAAGCTCAAACGGCCAAAACCTACATGGATATGGGTCTGTGGTCACCGCAAACAATCACCGCTGAATCGGGCAAAAATTTTGAAGAAGAACAACGAAACATTGCCAAAGCAAAAGAAGAAATGGCGAGTCGTGATTTTGAATTAAGTCAAAAATACAAAAAAACGGATGGCGAGCAGCAAACAGAATTGCCTGAATCCATTCAAGAAATCGAATACGCCACCGAAGCGTTGACACCAGACGAATTGGCGCAATTCAACGCCATCCTTGCAAAAATGCCCAAGCGCAGCAGCGCAGCGCAAAAAGAAAAAGCTGCACAAAAACGAGCGATTGATCGGCTCAAGAAATCCGGCGATCAATTCAGGTCGATCATCAAAAATGCTGAACGGATGATTGCCAATGCACCAAAAGGCGTTGAACCAACCGAAGCACGATCCATATTGGCAAACGCCAAATCCAATTTGGCCGGAATCGAAACCGAATTGAAAAAGCTTCAAGCAAAAGAAACGCAAGAAGCTAGTGACAAACTTTCTGAAAAGATTAAACTCTTGATGGATGAAGGATATGAACAAAAACAAGCTGTTGCTATCGCTTTGAGTATGCAACGCCGGGGCGAATTGTAAGGAATTCATGTCGGTTACCGATGCAGAAATCCTGAAGTATTCGCCTTTGGTGCATTCATTCGCCAGAAGGTTTGTTGGTAAATTCCGGCGCAAAAGTTCATATCAAGATTTGGTTCAAGCAGGTTGGTTAGGGATGCTTAAGGGATTGAAAAATTACGATCCATCCCGTGGCATTACGCTGGGAGCATATTCACGGGCTTGGATTTGGGGTTCGATGTATCGGGAGGTTCATGGGCGAAAGAAAAAAACCATTGAAATAGAAATTGGGTTGCCACCCAAGCTGTATTCCAATGATCGTCCTTTGACCGATCTAAATGACGCAATAGGGACGCTTTCGCCAACTGAAGCTGAATTCATACAGATGATTTGGATCGACGGAGAAACCGCAGAGTCAGCGTGTGCCCGTATGGGCATGATTTTTGTCGAACCGCAAGAAGTTTTGAGGCAAGCCAGAGAGGCTTTAAAGGAGGTGGTCAATTATTACTATGATGAGCCAGACGAAAACGATTCATGAGCGTTCGTTTGCCTTACCGAAAGGCGAAGCAACCAACGACAATCCTGTCGTGCCGGGGGTGAAGGTTCTTGGTATTGAATCCAAGAATGGACGGCGTTACCCGCTTGAAGTGATGAAAAATGCGCTTGAGAAATACGAAGGCGCAATTGTGAATATCGACCACCCTGCCGGATCGGAACCACGCTCGTATGAAGACCGTTTCGGTAGGTTGACCAATGCCAGAATGGAATCAGATGGCATTTACGCTGATTTGGCGTACAACCCCAAGCATCCATTGGCCGAAGGTTTTCAATGGTGGGTCAAGAATGATCCCAAAGCTATTGGCTTGTCACACAACGCTCAAGCCAAAACCAAAATGAATGAGCAAGACGGTGTCGAAGAAATTGAAGAAATAGTAGCGGTTGATTCCGTTGATCTTGTGGCTGAGCCAGCTACAACTGCTGGATTGTTGGAGGCTGTAATGAGGAAGGACTCTGGGTCGAAGGAAGACAAAAAAAGTGAAGCTTGGACCCCTCCTAAACACGAAAAGCTCGACATGGTCTACAACAAGGCTCATGGCGAATTCAAAAAGATTATGGACGAAATCAAAAAAATCGTAGCTGGAACATCTCAAGAGAAATTGATTCGTGCGTCTAGCATGAAGCTTCAAGAGTTTTTGAACGAACTTGACGATGCGTCCAAGGTGCTTAGGAAAACAAACGAATCCGCAAAGGGGAATCGCATGAATGTGATGGAGGGAGAGAAAAAATTAAAGGAATCTTTTGGGCCGGTTGAAAAAGTAATCAATGAATTTGCAAAAGATATTGGGGAAGCTTTTTATAACGCTTGCAAATCCGTTCCAAGGACTGGTGTTCCAAAAGAATGGTATGGCTCTTTGGACCACGGTTTAGGCAAAAGCAGTTCGCCTTGGTACAAAATGATAAATGATGCAAGAAATCTTGCAGAAAAAATGTACAAGGATTATGTCGATAGGGTTGAAGACCATCGAGCTGAAGCCAAAAGGCGTGGCATGACTGAATCTAAGCCGTCCAAAAAACTCAATGTCGCTGAAGCCCCAATGACACCAAAACAAAAAAGCATCGCTGACAAAAAGGCTTTCATTGCTTCGGTGATGAACAAACAGGCTCCTGTTTCCGCTGGAATCAACAAAGATGAATATCCCCCAATTCCGGGGATGGAGGGACCGTTCAAATACAGGAATGGCCAAATTCTTTATTACGATCCTAAAGAAGGGAAATATTACGACCGCAAAACGGATATGTATCAGTCCCGTGCGCCTGAATCTGTTCAGCGAAAAGTTGCTGAAGCAAAACGGCGCAAAGCCATTCGGCGCAAGTTGGTTGCTGAAGCGTTGAAGGAAATCTTTTCTGTGAAGAAAGGGGTTTGATCGTGAAGGAAGAAGACAAGGTGATTCCAAAACCTGTTCCCCGTTTGGAGGATGATGGCATGGATGGTGGGTACGAAGATTCGTTGAAAGACAACATCGGTGACATCGTCATGGACGATTCACTTGGTGCTGAAGAAAAGGTTGCCAAGTTGCTTGCTCTTGTCGGCGGTGAAGCTGACGAGGAAGTGGACGGTGGCGAAGACAAACCAATGGACGAAGCCGAAGATGTCGCCCTTGAGCTTGGCGATGAGGAAAAGGAAGAAGCCGAGGACGAAAAGGAGCCTCTGAAAACTGAGGAATCCATTCGTCGGCGCAAAGACCCAGCGATTGCAAAATTGCTGGAGGAAGTCGATGCGTATCGTGCCCGTGATCGCCGTGAAAAGCTGATGGGCGAAGCTCGTAAATTATGCGAATCTGCCAGCTTGCCCAAGTACGCTATCACCGATGCGTTTCTTGGAATTCTTAGCGAAACCGACAAAAAGAGTTGGAAGACCTTGGTCGAAGACCGTCGCCGGGTGATCTTCCGTGGGGAGCAACCTGTTTCGGCAGTTGCGTCCAATGGTGATTTGACGGTCGATTCTCTGGTCAAGGCACTTCGGTCCTAACACGAAAGGGTAGGGTGATTTCAATGCCTGTTTCTCAATACCAGTACGGTGGAACGAACCCCACGATTGCGACTGTCGCAACCGCTAAAGCTGTTGCTGTCGGCGATCTGTGCGGTATGTCTTCGGGCACTTTGGTGAAGGCCAGCGACACGACATGGAATACCGATTTGGCTACCACCCAATCGGATTTCAGAGCGTTGTTCCTTGGCGTTTCTGGTCAACAGAAAGATGCCAACCTCGCCCGTGTTTTTGGAAACGCAACGGACAATGTGATTCGCATTGATGCCGGTGGCGTGTTCACTTTCGATTGCGCCAGCGCAACTTTCGAAGTGGGCGATTTCGTGGGTGCTGCCAAGCAGTCTGGCAACGCTCTTGAAGACCAGAAAGTTGTCAAGGTTTCCACCGAAGCAACCGCCATCGGCAGGGTTGTCGAGCGTGGCACTTCCATCACCCGGGTCAAGATTCAGATTCTGTCTGTTCTGAACCCGACCGCTCGTCAGTCCTAACACCACAACACAAGGAGGTTTTGAGAGATGATTGAGTACAAGCTGAAGCAGGTTTGTGAGCAGAACGGTGTGGCAGCTACTGTCAACACCTTGAAGGAAGCGTTTGCCGAAAAGAAAATCACCGCTGGTGACTTTTCGCTGCGCCGAATGGCCGAAGCGTTCATCGGCCATCAATGGCAGTCGGTTCTTGAGAATCGCCTGAGTCGGGTGCAGGAGTCCAGCGAAGCGGTTTCCGCATCGCTGTTCACCGCCATCACCGGTCAGCTGTTGGTCAACGAAATCAAGGAAAAGTACCAGCTGGCCAGCTTCATTGGCGATCAGTTAGCTACCACCATCCCGGTGACCAATGGCAACCTTGGAACCCAAAAGGTTCCTTACCTGTCCGATGTGCGTGACATTGGCGAAAAGCTGGAGGAAGGCGAACCCTATCCCCAGACTCAATTCGCTGGTCAGTACATCACTTACCCCGGCGTTGAGAAGCACGGGCGCATCTGTGCGGTGAGCATGGAAGCGATTTACAGCGACCTGACCACCCAGATTCTGGATTCGGCCCGGTCTGTCGGCACTTACCTCGCTCTGACCAAGGAATACAAAATCCTTCAGGTCGTGCTGGGCGTGACCAACAACCACAGCTGGAACGGAACCAGCTACAACACCTACCTCACCAGCGGGGCGTGGATCAACAGGATCACCACCTATTCGCTGACGGATTGGACCTCGATCAACAGCCTTGAACAGCTGTTCGTGAACATGGTCGATCCCGTCACCGGCTACCCCATTCTGGTGGAGCCGAAGCAAATGCTGGTGATGCCTGCCACGAAGTACCAAGCTCGTAGCATCATCAACGCAACCGAAGTTCGTCGTAACAATCCGGGTTATGCCACCAGCGGTGCGCCGATCCAGAATGTCAGCGACAACCCGCTGGATCGTGATTACCAAATCATGACCAGTCCTCACGCTCTGAAGGCGTTGACCGACAGCGGTGTGACCGCTGCCAACGCTAACTTGCGTGTGTATCTGGGCGACTTCAAGAAGGCGTTCGTCTGGCGTGAAGCGAAGCCTTTGACCGTGGTCGAAGCGCCTCCTTTGAACCCCTTGGAGTTCAACCAAGACATCGCTCTGGCTGTCAAAGCCAGCTGGATGGGTGTCGCCGGTGTCCGTGATCCCCGTTATGTGGTTCTTGGATCGGAGTAATTTGAATGGCTAGACCCCGCAAAGAGTCTGGCCCTGACCTGATTCAGCCGGTGACGAGCGAACAGCTCGCACCGGCTGTTCCGGCAGAATCCCAGACGCTCATGGCGAGTGAAAAAAGGATTTGGACAATCGGGTTGGAATCGCTGCCGAATATGGAAATTGAGGCAGAATCCCAAGCTGAAGCGATCAAGTCCTACAATGACGCAATGGGCATCATCGCAACGGAACACGCTTACAGGGTATCCTAATGGCGCTTGCTGATGACATTGCTGCAATTGCAACTCAACGCACCAATTTGATGAATGCGTTGACTGCGGATTCGATTAGCCCCCAGCCGAGCTATTCGGTTGGGGGCCAGTCGGTTTCACGCTCCGAATGGCGTGAATCGCTTTTGAGGCAGATTCAAGAATTGAATAAGCTGTCGCAGATTTTGAATCCTGTCGAAATACGGGCGCAAATCTACTGAGGTTTGAACCATGCCCACGATCGACATTTCCGGCGATTTCATGGCGTTTGACAACACACAAACTGTCACGCTAACAAATCCCGATGGAACAGGTGGAACAGTCGATTACGCTTTGCAACAAGGCGTTGATACCGTTTTAAGCGACATGGGTGACGGAACGCTTGGGTATCGCACTTTTTGTGTGTGGAACCTTTGGCGTTCACCGGTTCGTGCAGCTAATGCGATTGTGGCCGAATCTAATCCGCAAGCGTTGCTGGCATGGAACACAACAACTTCTGTGGACGGTTCCCGGGAAATTATTTGGAGATCATTGGTTCCTCAGCTGAACGGGTACATATCCGACATATCGGGAACCAAGTGGTATATTTCAGCCGTGAACATTGATGTTTGGGGCAACAAATACCAACTTGAGTGTGAAGCTCAAGCCGGTACTGCCGTGGAAGAAGTGGATTTGCCTCCCCCATGAGTGTTTATTTTGACATTTTGAGCGCATTGAAAACACGGGTTGAAACCGCTGTTTCCACCAATGCGACTGTTGCGCTTCGCAAGCGTCCCGTGATGCTTTCAGGCGACCCGTTTCCAATGGTTGTTATTTCGCCATCCGAAGACGGGGAAATCATTGAACAGGAAACATTCAACAAAAATGTGACTTACATCTACCCTGTTGTGGTGGTGATGTACCTTGTCGGTGATCGCAATCAAGACCTTGCGGTTGAAGGTTATTTGTCGCTCAGGCAAACCATTCGCAATGCGATTTATCAGCCGTTACTTGGTGGTGCTGGAACTGTTTACGATACCCAGTTAAATTCAGGTGGGCCATTTATTCAGGTAGAGAACCGATCAACAGTAGAATTGACAACATTTCGTTGCAGTTTCCTTAGCCTTGAACAGAGGATTAACTGATGGCAATCAATCATTCAATCGGAATTGTTTTCAGCAATTCTGGTGGCCCGAATCAGCAATTTACTTCTACGCAAACCGCTGACGGATCATCCGCTGCTGAAGTGGTTATCGCTCCCGGCGCAAGCGCATTTGCGGTGATCTTTCCGATTGATGCCAGCCAAGTGAAATCTGTTGTCATGTGGGCTGATGCAGCCATGACTGTTCTGACTAAAAACAGCGGTGGCAGCACGGTTAACACTTTTGCTTTGGTCGCAAACAAGCCGTTGATTTGGCAAGACGGATTTCCAACAACCAATCCGATCACGGGCGATTGCGCTACGCTTGCGGTGAGCAGCACCCCCGGCGGGAACCTTTATGTCTATGTGCTTGAGGATGTGTAACAAATGGCACTAGATTTTGCCAACATTGGGATTTCCGCTGCATGGCAGCAGCGGAAAACCAATACGGGTTATCAAGACACCGTTCAAGGCCCAGACGGGCTTTCGTTGAACGCTTCGTTGACTGTTGGCGCAGCAGCAGCGAATAGCATTTATGTCGCTCAAGGAACTCTTGCAGCTTCGGCATCGACAACGATTGATTTGTTTTCATTCACGGATCAACTTGGCCAAGCGGTTTCGATGGTTCGTGTTTATTCGATTGTTGTGAAGACAACAGACGCTGCATTGAAATTGGAGCCGGGTGCAAGCAATCCGTTGGTTTGGTTCTTTGGTGGAACAACCCCGAGCATCACCATCCCGTCAAATGGTGGCTTTGGTTTCACCCAACCAACGGCTGCAACTGTGAGTTCAACTGTTCGCAATCTCAAACTTACAAACACAGGCGCAGTAACGCTGACCTATAACATCGCAATCATTGGAGGACCGTGACATGGCTTTCTATGCCGGTAAAAACGCCAGCATCGTCATTGGGGCTGTCGCTTACCCGATGGACACTTGGACGCTGGATGACACCTGCGAGGAAATCGACTGCACCAACTTCACTTCGGGTGGAGTTCGTCAACTGATCGCAGGAATCGTAGCAGGAACCATGTCAGCGTCCGGCCCTTACACGGGACTCACCCCAACCGCTGGGTTGACAGGAACCATCATTTTCGATGTCGGTGGTGGAGGTGGCACGGCAACCCGAACCATTCTTTTGACCAGCGTTAAGAAAAATACCGCTGTCAAGGACAAGGCGACTTTGGAAATTTCGGGTTCCATCACCGCTTGATCGGGGGCTTGAATGTCTGCCCCATTGGTTTCGCTATACGGAAGAAACGCCCGCCTCATCTACGGCGCAACGCTGGAGCTTGAGGCGGATTCTTTTTCGTTGACTGTCGATGCGCCAACAGTCGATACCACAAACATTTCAATTTATGGTGGGCAGGTGGATTGGCCTTATGACCAAGTTCGCTTGAACCCGCTTGTGCCATTGATGGCATCCATTCCCGGTGACAAAAGAAGGTTCATGGAATTCGGCACTCCGGGACAAGTCACCTTCGGTGGTGTTCGTCGTGGCAAAGTTTCATTGACTGGAATATGCACCGTTCAAGCTTCAACGCCTCATGTTGGAAATTATGTGCGAATTCTTTTGACGCATTCAGCCATTTACGGAACAACCGGCGTTGTCACCGTTCCAGCTATTGTTTCGCAATTCTCAATAGAGCAGAATGTTCGTGGGTATATGCGGTGGAATTGTTCTGCCGATACGCAAGGTGACTTTGATGTTACCCAAACTTGATAATAGAGTTTCAAAATGACAATGAGGACGATTTCCGAAACAATCGGAACGCAAGCAAAAGGAATTACTTTTACTGCCAAGGACGGCAACACGCATCGAGTCAAACCGCTCAATCTTGCGTTAATGGGCCAGTTCGAGAAATGGTTGGAATCCCGTGCCCTGAAAGCGGTGATCCAGCATAAGGACACTTTAGGCGCATCTTTTCAAGATGCCATTTCGGCGGTTTCGTCCGACATCATTGCTGGCCGTTATGCTTTTGGTGGGGTTGATTGCCAAAGAGCGTTGCAATCGGTTCCCGGCATGATCGCTTTGACTTGCTTGATGCTAGATGTCGATGAGATTCGGGCCAAGTATTTGATTCAAAACGAGGCTGAAGCACTTAAAATTGTGATGGATCAAGTGATTCTTGAATCCATGCCGAGAACGGAGGGAAACGAGGAAGCGGGGAAAACGGAAGCGACATAGTGCCCCATTGGCCACAGATGGTGGCAACGCTCATTGATGAGCCATATTTGCTTTCAATGGAGCAAGTTGCTGACCTGACCCCGAGGCAAATTCTGGGCATTTATTTCAGAAAGCGGGATGAAAAAGGAAACGCCATTCCTTTGCCATACGCATGGGATGACGGGGAATCGGATAGACAGCAAGCTGTTCGGTTTTGGGTAGCTCAAGGCAAATCAGAAGAAGAAGCGAGGGAGATGATTTATGGCAGCCGGTGATGCAGCAATGATGCAACTGGCGCAGACATTTTCCAACCTCGCCCAAAGTGCGGTTGTCGGATCAACTGCGCTTTCCAAATTAGGAGCAGCTGCTTCCAAAGTTGGATCAAAATTTTTGAGCATGGAAAACGCTTTTGGCAAATTGGCCACAACCGTTGCCATGTTGTCTGGAAGTTTTGTTGCTGTAACCGCTTCGTTGGCCAAAGCCCCATTTGCAATTTTTGAAGGAGTCGGAGACGCTTTCGGCAGCATTATCGCTGTCGCTGAGAAATTTGCTGGAGCGTTAAACCCAGCGATTGTTGAGCAATTGCAATTAGCGTTTGATGATTTGTTTGCCGTGATTGGCAGACTGTTTGTGCCTGTCATGGCTGCTGTTGTGCCGGTGGTTCGCACTTTTGCGGATGCAATGGTTCCAGTCGTTCAAGCGTTGATGCCAACTTTTAAATTATTGGCCGATGCGATTTTGAATATAGCTGGTCCAGTCATTGCCATTTTTTCTGGCTTGCTGAATGCGCTTGCTCCGCAATTCCAGCTTTTAGCTGGATGGCTGGGAACACTTGCGACAACCATAGGCCAAGGTTTGTTCAAATACATTGATGCGCTTGTGCCGTTGTTTTCGGCGTTGATGGATGTGGTCGGGATGTTGATGCCACCGATCACCGATTTGATCGGAGCAATGTTTGCCTTGGCTGTACCAATGATGCAAATCATTGTTCCGCTTTTGATCCCAGCGTTGAAATTGCTTGCAGCGGTTGTGGCCAAAGTGGTCAGCGTATTCGCTTGGCTCATTGGAAAAGCTGCTGAAGGTCTGCGAATGATCGCACCGACACAGACCGGCCCCGGTTTGAAAGTTCCCGGAATTCAGCGTGACGCATCCCGTGGCGCTGCTGCAAAAGGCGCATCGTTTGTCGGGTTTGCTGATTTTGGAAGGCAATTGATGGAAGCCAGCTTTGGAAGCAGCGTCAATACGCCCGAATTCAAAACGGCTGAAAACACAGCAAAAATGGCTGAAGGAATTGAAACGCTGGTTCGTCAGGGTGAAAACCAAGCTCCAGCCATTCAGATCGGACAAGCCGGAAGGGGTAAATTCTAATGGCTGCTGGAACGCTTTACACAAAATTCTGGGAATCCATTGATGCCGTCAGTCCATCCGTTTCTTCGTTTGGCATGGATGGCGGTTCCGCTTCGATGGATTTCATTGTTGTTCGGAATGGGTTGGATTCTTTTTTAACTGAAATTCTGGGCAAAGCGGTCATTCAAAAAACAGATGACAATGGAAATTTGACCGGTCGATTGATTCGGACAATTCCATTGGCTCATCCTGAATACAACTGGCTTTATGCCAGCAAGATTGATCGGGTTGTCGGCATTGGTGCAGCTGGTGCGAATGATGCCGAAATAAGCATTGTTAGTTTGAATGACGAGCTTGAGCGCAATTTGCCCAGCTTTTATGTGCGTTATGAAAAGTATCGTGTGACTGTGACTTTTGAATCACGCCCATATTTGCTGATTAACGACACGCAAATGGCTCCGTACTGGAACAATGTCAGCTATTACAGTCCAGATGGTGGTGGCAAAAATTACAGGGACTACGCAGAATATTTGCGCTATACCCGGATCAAATACGAACCCAACGCTCAACTGCTACCAAGCAATAATGGTTCGTTTTTCCTTCATTCGCCTGACCTTCCCGGCGGTGTTCCGCAACCGATCAGCCAAGCGAATGGTGCTGGGCCACGAATCACCGTTGTCAAAAACTCGGTAAAGATCACTTGGTTCTATGTTCCTTACAAGATGGTGACTAGCAAAACAATTCAGCAAGCTTACGGGCGAGTGAATTACGCTTCGACTGGAAACTTCTTTGGATTTCCTGATGGATCGTTGTTGTTCTTGGGAATGGAAATCAACGATTATCCCGGGCCAAGACCTACAACGGCAATTGATTTGAACAAGATTGACCAGTCAATTTATGACAATAAATATTGCGACATCACTTTTGTTTTTGAGCAGTTTGAAGTTGCCCCTGAAATGCAAGCTGACACGCCTGCCGGTGTCCCCGGTTGGGTGATTCCCAAGCATCACAACATGATGCCCCATTCAGGGTTGATGCGGTACTGCTATTGTTGCAACAGCAACAACCCGGCAACTGGTCAGCCCGTGTTTTACAGTTACGATATGCGTAGGCTTTTCCTTTATCGTGAAACCATTCCGGCGGGTGAATAATGGCGCAAGCCGTTGATGGGGAAATCCTGAGCGAATGGTTCGTGGCAAAGATCACCGAAGTCGGTGCTGCTGTCGATCCGGCCCCGTGCGATGGAATCCCACACGCATGGACAACGATGGAACCATGCGCCAACGCAACCAAATTCAGGGACGATCGGGTTGATTATCCGGTCATCAAAGGAACCACAACCAATATGCCAGCGTATGCGCTTGATGGTTCAGCTGCGACTGTTGGCGATATTGTTTTGATGCGTTACAGGGCAAGACCTGACGGAATGCCGGTGATGGAATTCATCACCAAAGGAACAGGCAACACGATGGATTGCCCCCATGTGACTTCCGTTCAATGCACGGGTGGCCAACTTGCTGTCACCTACGACACAACTTGCGTGAGCGTATGACAACCACTTTATTGGATTGCAAAACACTTGAGCCGACAGTTCCTTACAATCCTTCGTATCATCCATGCTGGGGTTTAAGGGCGCTGCCATCCACTTTGAATTTCACCGCTGGCCCGTCTACACCCATTCCACCCAACACAAGTTGCAACACGGGATGGCCAACCACAGTCATCACGGGAACGCTTGCAAGAACAGGCGCTTGTGATTTTGCTTGGAGTTATTCAAGCGGTTCATTTACCATTTTGTTTTCATGGACAAACGCAGGGCCACCGATCAGTTGCACAATCAATCAAACGGAACTTTACCCGAATTGGTCGCTGGATAATGTCACGGGAACGCCAACCGGATCGTGCAGTCAAAATCCAAGCACGGGCATTGTCACGCTGACATTTACAGGAACGATTTCGGATGGATTCTGTGAATGCCCAATCACCGTTTCATTTTCGGGTTAAACAATGGGCGCAGGCGCAAAGGGATATTTGCTGTCAGGGGATTGTCTGGTTGAACCAGTTCGGCATTGTATGCCGTTCAAAGAATTTTGCATTCATTTGCTTGGATCAAGCCCTCCATTGTCAAGCCACCCGGATTCCGGTTTGTTTGGGTGCAACGCATATTTGAGCAATCCCGGCACTCAACTTTTGGACGATCCAAGAATCCCTGACGCATTGTCACCGCATCCTCTTTACGGCAACACCACAGCGACAATCACGCTTCCAACTTATTTCAATGCTTCTGATCTTGTGAATTGGCGAAGCAGAAAAATCATGGGACCATCTGACCCGTACAACAACCGTGCGTCAGGCCCAGCCGTTCAAGAAGCGCATATGGTCACAATGGTCAGGCGCAGATTGAAGCGTTCCGCTTTGCCAAACAACAATTCTTATTCTGGAAAAAACAGTTTTTATTTCACCGATGCAGCAACGCCATTAAGCAATCAGCCCGATTGGATGGGATTTCTGCACCCGGGAATGTATTTCTGGACAAACAAAGATATTCCGCAACCGTTTCTTGCGGTCAACTATTACGAGGATTCAGGCGCATCGCCAACGACAACGGATTCTTATTGTCAAAACTTTATTCCGTTTTGTACGCCGGTAAATACTTATTCAAGCGGTGGAACGCTGCTTGGCCAATATGTTGGCTATACAGCGATGTTTTACTTTGGCATGGGATTCATCAAATATCCGATCCCGGGTTTTAAGCCGGAAGATTATTACAGTCCGCTTCCAATCAAACCGGAAGTCACAACCACTTACCAGTTTTTTTCAGTCGATACGCATATGTTTCTTGTCGCTTCTCCAGCGTCTGGCCAAACTTTGAAATCGCCAAAAATTGGTTCAGCACGGCATTGGGTTTACAACAGAGATGCAACGACTTGGAATATTTGCGACCAATATATGTATATGCTTTGCGGAAGCATGACATCGAATTGGAAATGGAACACGGTATTCAATTATGTCAGCGGTGGAAATGAGACAATTCTTTTCAATCTGTCTAATTTTCGGGTATTCGTGACACCATGACCACATACAACCAGAATGTGGCATCTAATGTTTGTGGAACCATTCCTTCCACAATTCCGGTTAATATTGATTGCTCGTTGTGCAATATTGGATTTCCGCAAGCTGGCGGACAAATTGGCATCACTTTTTACGGGCCAATTTGCGCTCCATCCACAACGCCCAGCCCAAGTTATTGGTTGGGATTTGAAGAAAAAACAGCGCAATTCAAGTGCATCAACCCGGGCAACGATGCGGAACCGAATGCAAATAGGTGGCAAGCAGTCGGATATTTTGCAAGCGTTTCAGGCCCCGGCGGTTGCGCTCAACAATACAAATGGGTCGCTGTTCTTGATGCTTTGAACAACACTCAAATTTCCGTGACGGTCACCGTTTATGTTTTGGTTCCGACAACCGGAGGAAACACTTGGACAACTTATGTTTCTTGGTCTGAAACTTTGACAGAAACGCCAAGCGTTGATCCGACAAAATACCGCTCACGCAGTTTTCAATCGCCAGCATATTATTCAATTTCAGTTAATCAAATCGGGGGAAAAGGCGATCCGGTTTCTTACGCCAAAATGAATGTTGGAATGTTTTCCATGCGAATCGGTTGCGGATCAACCGGAAACGCTGTTCCAGACATTTGTGGTTTTTGGGATGGTTCTCAATGGTTGTCGTGTTTTCGTGGATTCATCAAATCGACAAGTAATTACAACATTCGTGGGTTCACTCAATTTGGTTTTAATTCGCTGACTTGTGCAGCAACTGATTCGTGCGGTTGTGACACAATCACATTGACCAGCGTTACGCCACCAATTGGCACTTGCGTTTACAACACAGCAACATTCGCAGCAACTTACGGGGTTCTTGGATTGCCCGGTGGAATCGAAGCCATTGGGGCTGTTCAACAAGTTCAACACGCTCCGTCCGTTGCCGGCATTGATGTTATTGTCAAACAAATAAATGGCGGGCCGATTTATATTTGCACCAATGACAATGGGGCTGGTTGGGTCATTTCAATTGCCAATGTGGCGAAAACAAACAGTCCCAGAATTCTTACTGCGACACGAACCGGCTTTGATGTTTATCTATACGCTTTGAATTTCCCAAATTCAGAATTGTTGCCTGAAGAATGTTACACGCCAGTTTCAGAAGGTTCCTACCCTATATACGAATCATCGCCAGCAAATTTTCAAGAAAATTTGAACGAACCGGAAATACCTGTACTCATCCCGCCACAAATTCAAAGAATGCGTCTTCCTTGCGTCCATTTGGGAAATCGCATTGAAGGTACAAACCGATCCGGTTGTGGCGCTTGCCACGAATATGAATGTGCTATTTTTGAAAGATGCCGATTGGTTGATTTGTCTGGTGGAAGGCAATGTTTGACCTGTGAAAAGTATTCCGGGGAGGAATGAATATGCTTGGATTTTTGCTGCTTGTTTTTAGTCAGGATTTGAAACTGCCAACGGAAATCCGTGGCGAGCCAAATCAATTCATCACTATCATCGCCGAAACTTCCGGCGAAATAGTTCGGTTCGTTTCTGTCGATCCGGGTTTATCCATCTTCCCAGCTGAATTGTTGGCAAACAAAAAGGCGACTGTCGTTACAGGCCCCGCTGGTCGTTACAGAATCATCGCTTATACGGCGATCGGCAATAAGCCAAGTGATCCATCAACCGTGACAGTAATCATCGGGAATGCACCAAATCCTTCGCCTAATCCTATTGTTCCCCCAAAACCTGACCCGCTCGCTGCTCTTGGGCAAACGCTTGCTGGGATTTATGGCGGTCTTCAAGAACCGGGCATGAATCAGCAAGTTAAAGTTTTGGCATCCATTTATCGTCAAGGCGCAAGCGAATTACCTCGCAATTCAACTGTTGCGGATGTTTACAACGGGCTTCAAGCGCAAGCAATTGCCAAGTTAAACCCGCAATCCATCGTGGAAATTCGCAGGGCCATTGCTGCTGACATGAAACAAAGATTTGGCAGTCGTGGCGACATGGTGTTAAGCGAAGAATTAAGGACTTCGCTATCCGATTATTTCACCAGTTTATCAGCCATTTTGGAGGGTTTGGCCAATGGATGAATTAACCGAATACGCTCAGGGATGGGTGGACGATCCTGAAGCGGTGGCGCAAATTGCTTCCGATTTGGAATATCAATCATTTGGTGACACGCCAGCTGGTTCAATTCCAGAAGCTGAATTGCCGAAAAATGTTTTCCTTTGGGATGCAGCCAAAAAGGTTCTTGGGAAATTGCTTCCACCAAGGAACCAAGGCCGGGTAGGCAGTTGTGTAAGCTTCGGCACAAACCGAGCCATCGAATACACCATGTTGAGCGAAATCGCCCGTGGCGACCAAGAAGAATATCGAGACATAGCAGAAGAAATAACTTACGGTGGCAGTCGTGTCGAAATAGGTGGTGGTCGCCTTCGTGGGGATGGTTCCATCGGCGCATGGGCTGCAAAATTCGTGAATCAATGGGGCGTGATTGATCGTGCGGTTTACGGTCAATTTGATTTGCGCCAATACGATGAAAAACGCTGTCGTGAATTCGGTGCGACTGGCGTTCCGTCTGAATTGGAATCCGTTGCCAAACGGTATCCGGTCAAAACCACAACGCTGGTTAAAACAATTGAAGAAGCGAAGAAAGCATTGGCCCAAGGCTACGGCATTGCGGTTTGTTCTTCGCAAGGATTTTCGATGTCAAGAAACGCATCGGGAATCGCTCAACCATCCGGCACTTGGAACCATTGTATGTGCGTTGCTGGATATGCGGACATATCTGGCAAATCGTATTTTCGCATAGATAATTCATGGGGCGCATCGGCGCATACTGGCCCAGTTGGCCCGGGTGATCCCGGCCCCGAAGGATTTTATTGTGACGAAATCACATTTTCCAAGATGCTCAAGATGAATGACACTTGGGCGTTTTCATCCGTGCAAGGATTTCCAGCGAGGGATTTTTGGTTTGTTTGATTGGATCATTTACTTAAATAGAGGATACGCCAAACTTGCGAGGCTTATCTTCGCTTTTTCCAGAAGGGGAAAAATGATGTTTCCTACAGCTGCGTTTGCTATTGTCCTCGATTTCGCCAAAGGCAATCGTCCTTGGGATGTCGAGGTCTTTGAATCAATTCTTGATTTGCTGAAATGGTGTTACCGATCAATCGCCGGTGCGCCTAAATCGGTGGTTGGCGATTCAATCGGAACGGACGATCCGATTGAAGCCCTTGAAATGCTCGGTCAAAATCCATCGGAAGGTGTTGTTGCATTCAGCCCAGCTTTGCTGATGTTTGTTGCCAATTACCTTCTTGGCATTTTGATCGAGAAATTGAAGAAGTGAACAACAAGCGCAAGCGATTGATTGGAACGATCGCTTGCGCTGGCTTTTTATTCGGGGAGTCATTCATGGCAGAGGCAGCTGTTGATTGGGGCAAGGTTTTGGAATACGGGATTGGTGCTGCCTCGCTGCTGTGGATTGGCGTTTATGTGGTTGTCCCGCTTCGGGATCGACATACAAAGTTTTTGGATTCAACCGAAGAAACAAACAAATCATTGGCCAAAACAGTTGAAAAGCAGGCTGACATATTGGTTGGCCTTCAAGCCGGCTTAGACAAAATGAACACCAAAATTGACAAGATGGAAGAAGTGGTCGAGAAACTTTCCATCGTCACGCAACACTTGAGGATGCCGTAAATGAGCCTGCCCCTCCTTCACGCTGGAAAGTCTGCTGCTGGCCTATCCGCTGCCCTTGACCTTCGCTTCGCCTTGGATAAGTCCCTGACCGCTTATCGTGGACCCACGCCAAGTTTCAGTCGAGCATCCACCGGCAGCTACTTCGATGGGAGCGGGGTGCTGCGGTACGCTGCTTTAAATCAGGTTTTGTATTCAGAAGATTTTGGCAACGCTGCGTGGGTAAAGCAAAACGGAACGATTTCAACCGACCAAATAATTGCGCCAGACGGAAAAACAACCGCAGATAAATTTACAGAAAATGTGGCCAACACATTTTTCAATATTTACAACAGTTCAGCAGTTAGTCATTCCGCTGGCGCAACGATGACCGCAAGTGGTTATTTCAAGTATGGAACTAGAAGATACATTCAATTTATTCTTGGTCCTGCTGCTGCTGGCGTTTCAGTTGTTGTTGATTTATTAAACGGCTTAATCACAGCGACAGGTTCAAGCGGTGCAGCATCATACACCTCGTCTTCTATCACTAATGCTGGCAATGGCTGGTACAGGGTTTCTGTGACAGGAACTTTGCCATCAGCCAATACAGGCTATTACGATCTATTTACAAGCAACACATCATCTTTTGTGAACCCTTACCCGACATTTTCGTCTTCTGGAGAGTACACCTACATTTGGGGCGCACAAGTTGAAACCGGCTCCACCGTTGGCACTTACTGCCCAACTACATCATCAGCAAACTCCGCGCCCCGCTTCGACCACACCTACAACGGCACAAGCTGGGTGAGTCGTGGTTTGCTGATGGAGGAGCAGAGGACAAACAGCGCACAGTATTCGGAAGATTTCACTAACGCATATTGGACAAAAGCTGGATTAAGTGTTTCTGGAAACAACGCCAATGCTCCAGATGGAAATCTGACAGCGGATAAGTTTGTCGAAACAGCAGCTAATTCTCAGCACACCTTATACAATTCTGGATTTTCTGTTACCACAGGAACAGCGTACATAATTAGTTTTTTTGCCAAGGCTGCTGGAAGGAATTTTATTCAGTTTCCGCTAGCCGATGTAATGACAGGTGTTGGGTCAAATGGCAGGGTTAATTTCGATCTTTCTACTGGGACAATTGGGCAGGTAGTTGGAACAAATTTAACTGCTGAAATTATTGACGTGGGGAATGGATGGTATAGGTGCGTAGTCAAGTTGAGCAGCGCAGCATCTAATGGGACCGGATACCTGCAATTCAATTTGGTTAATTCTGCAACAGCAACTCCCGGCCAAGCCTATCTTGGTGATGGTACTTCTGGCGTTTTGGTCTGGGGAATCCAGCTTGAGGCTGGTAGTGCCTTTGCGACATCTTACATCCCAAGTTTGTCCAATAGTTCGACAACTCGCTCCGCTGATGTGTGCCAGATTACTGGATCGGACTTCTCATCGTTCTGGAATGCGAGTGAGGGATCGGTTGCGGTTGAATTTAGCAGGCCAATAGATGGGTCTGCTTCTGGCGATTCAATGATTTACATTTTTCCAGATTCTTCCGATCCAGCAAATTCTCAAATCGGTGCTTACATTACATCTGGGAAAAACACAGCATACGGATATGGGTCATCAGCTTTCCAATACAACTTTGATCATGGAACACAGTTAGCAAATACCACATACAAAATAGCTACAGGTGTCAAGTTAAATGATTTCGCCTCATCACAAAACGGTGGGGCAGTTTTAACCGACACTTCTGGCTCAGTTCCCGGTTCTATTTCTAGACTTCTGATTGGCTATTTATCTTGGTCAACGGGTGCAAGACTCAATGGTCACATCGCCCGACTGCGCTACTTCAACAAACGCCTGCCGAATGCTACGCTGCAACAATTGAGCGAACCAGATCCAACGCTCAATCTACAATTCGCCTTAAATAAGACGCTTACTCCAGTCGCTGGGCCTGCGCCGTCATTCAGCAGGGCATCGACTGGAACCTATTTCAATGCGTCAGGAGTCCTAACCAGCGCATCCATTAACACGCCTCGCTTCGACCATGTCTACTCCGGTGGCCAATGGGTCAGCAGGGGATTGTTGATTGAGGAGCAGCGGACGAACAGTTTGGCCTACAGTGAAAATTTCTCAAATGCTTATTGGGCTAAATTTAACAGTCCGACTCTGACGGCAGATACATCTGAAACAACCTCACCAGATGGCAATAATACGGCTACCAAAGTGGTTTCTGGAACAACTTCCGAAACAGACATATATCGAACAGGCATATATAGCGGGTCTGCTTCAATAACATTTTCAATCTACGCAAAAGCGGGAACATCCAGTTTTTTTGGCATTGGCTTGAATGGTGGTGGTGCTGACTTCACCGTAAATTTTAATCTTTCAAACGGCACTTATAATCAAAGAAATTTAACAGGATATACGGCAACTTCTATTTCGATTACCAGCGTAGGGAATGGTTGGTATAGATGCTCATTGACGGCCACCAATCCATCTGTATCAACAGGGGTTTATTTGTATTGTTGTGCTAATTCGGTCAGCACGTCAGCGACAACCAGCGGAAACTCCACATATCTTTTTGGTGCCCAATTTGAGATTGGAGCATTTCAAACCAGCTACATCAAAAGTAATTCCGGCAGCTCTGTCACCCGTTCAGCCGATGTCTGCCAGATCACCGGGACAAGTTTTAACTGGATGTGGAATCAGGGGGAGGGGAGTGTTGTTGCGGAATGGGATGCCAGAAGAAATTCCGGTGGCCAATTTACTGTTTATTGGGCAAGGGATGCAGCATCAAGCAATACTGTTTTGCATACCGGCAGAGAGGCTTTAAGCCCTCCCGGCGTTAGATTTACTGCCGTCTCTGGCGCAAGCGTTTCTGCTGAAATAATCAATGCCGGGTTCCCTGATCCGGGAGTGCAAACAAAAACGGCTGGATGCTACAAAGTCAATGATTTTGCATATGCGTACAACGGTAATCTGGTTGGAACTGACACATTAGGCGCAGTACCAGTAAATCCAACTGACATTTTGATTGGATCAGACCCATATTCCAACTACCTTAACGGCCACATCGCCAAACTCATCTACTACCCCGCACGATTGACCAACACCAAGCTGCAACAGCTTTCTACTTGAGGTGACCCATGCAGGATTTACTTCTAAAATTCGATTCCCAAGAGCAAGCTGGACTCATTGGAGAGCAGCTTGGATACACCACCCGTGATCCAGAGACGGGGGAATTCCATACAACACAAGCCACTTTGACGCTGGCAATTTGCGTGATCGGTGTTCACTACTATCCAGACGGAACGACCACCGAAGGCCCGAATGGTGAGCAGATTCCCAATTTGAAAGCGGATAACCAGTATTGGGTAATGGTCCGCTCTCTGGTGGATATGGATTTGCCACCGGAGATTCTGCCTTTTGTGGTGGAGCGTAATCCAGACGATCCGACTCAACCCCAGCAAAGGTGGGCGTAATCATGGCAAGCAAAAAGA